GTGAACGTTTCAATGGTTCCATTTGCAGAGTTTGTGGTAGGTCGGCAATCACTTGCTGGCCTATTGGAGCTAATACGTAAATACTCACTATCCTTCGGGCAGATGTTATCTGTCTTGGGATACGGGTATCGCGCAAAAGCTTCAGCGTCGAAACGTCTCTTCTCACTTCCAAAACGGTTGCGTAACTACATTCTCACCTTCTACGGTCCCGGGGGGCCTGGTTATACAGGTCTAAAGGGGTGGTTACCCTTGAAATCGGTAACTTCCTTGTATAAGACTTCGATGACCAGGGTCCAAGGTCTTTGTAGACTATTCTTCGAGTCTGAGGTAAAACTCATACTTGAATACCTAGATTCTTATACAGAGCTAATCACTCTAGCTAAGAAGTTAGGGACGGTTTACAGAGATCGTGAACATTATGGCACGACACCTAGAGAGCCTTCACGGGCATCGTCCCATCCAGGGATTGAAGCCACTACACCCCATGAGGTGGTGGATTCCTTGAATGAGACAGTGTACCGGGAGGCTTTCATGGATGTGGTCATAACCGCTCGAGACCTTCGTACCAAGCTAGAGGAAATCTTATTGCCTCAGGCAGTACCGGAGGTTGAGACGATAGTTGAGGAGGTCTTCTGTCCACCCGAGGGGTGGTATACTGTGGATGGCCAGTGGTATCGTCCGCAAACTCTTGAAGAGTATAATGCTCGACTTGAAGCTGCTTACGAGCCAGACCCAAAAGGCACGTGCATTACGGGAGAGGGAGTTGTTCCACACCCAGATCTCGATCTTAGAGCCCTCTACTTAGATCACCTTAAGGCAACGACGTTGCCTGAGTGGATTCCTGAGTATGACAATGAGAAAGATTTCCAAGAGTGGGTCTCAGCTTCCGTCCGTAAAGGACGTCTGTCCACACCTAGTGTATCACCCCGTGTCCCGTTCGTCCTTGCTACTGAGGTTCCTACCTCAGCACCAGGAGTTCCAGTGGCCCCGCCAGTGGAATATCGAACTCGGACTGTACAGATTGCGAAACCGCTTGACTCAAGTCTTCCGGGCTGCTCCCTTGACTGGGAGAGCCTTGAGAACCTGTGGGCTCAGTTCCGAGAAATCGAAACCGAGTTCGCGGCGTTACCATTTCCACGTAATATCCAGACACGGGTGTCTGAGGCTAAGCCTCCGACATCTGAATCGAAGATGTTGAAGAGATGGTATCGTTACTCTAGTACGTTTAGGGCAACTGTTGACCCGGTCAACAACTAATCAATATAGAAGAGGCAGTAAGGGG